ACACCATCAGCGCTACCCTTTTGTGAGTCAGGAATGTAGCCGGCATCGTTGTCTGCAATTGATTGAATAAACTCAGCCGGTATCGTGTTAAACACCTGCACCGCCGTAACAATGTTAATTAACTCATCACCATTGCTAGACTGGTAAACCGTGTCGCGCGATAATGTTGATCCGGTTACTGTGCCTAGACCAACTTCCCATCCACCGCTTGCATTACCATTATCGTCAACTTCTTGAATGGCATAATAACAGGTATTACCCTCGCTTATGCCATCTAGGAATGTTTGAAAGCCATCCGCTGCGCCCGAAACAGCAAGCGTGCCTGTGCCCGTCGTGGTTGATGTCTCAAGAACGCGGTCATTAAATATAAGGGCCATTAAATTCTTTCGTCTAGCCAGCCAACCGCTGTAATTCTCAGCGAGGTGCTGGCGGTGGAAGATCTCGCAGATAACTGAGAGGAGGCATTAACAGGAAGCATTGCCTGTGTGTTGCCACTGGCGCTTGTTGCATCAACAGCGGACACTGTATGTATGTCATCCGATGGCACTACATCACCCATATCCGGGTTGGTTATCAGCATTCTGAAGTTAGCTGTGTTCGATCCGTAAATATTAAAGATACCAATTGATGACGGAGGGCATGCATCAGAAACAGAAATGTTAGATCTTGTACCGTTCACCGTAGTGCTTGCAGACAGAAACTGAGCAGAAAAACGATACTGGCTTCCATAGCGAATAAATGACCTAATGTTTGATGATCCATCCGTTACAACCCAGCCAATACGCCTATATAAGGTATAGCCCGTGGCGTCAGCCAGCAAATTAGCGGCAGTAAGAGATGTGTCAAAACCAGCATCAACAGTGCCGTCTGTTTTGCCGATAATAAAGACACCGTACCAAGTATCACTTGATAGTGTTAACCCGCTTGGAAATCCACCATCGTCAGTGCCCTCAGCCCAGTCTATATCAATTTGTTTTGTTATAGTGCTCGTAAGGCGCATAACTGTTGCGCCAGTTGAATCCGTAGACTCGCCAGGTGATATATCTATGTCGTGCTGATTGTCTGATCCATTAGCAGTAATTAGTCCGCCAATAGATTGTGTTTTTACACCTGCCGCCTGGACAAAGGCCGTTGTCGCTATCTGTGTGGTAGACACTCCAGCTGCTGCGGTGGGTGCTGTAGGCACACCAGTAAATGCAGGTGAAACTAGCGGTGCAGATATAGGATTCAGGAGCTCCCACCTAGTGTTAGATAAGTTATATTCTAGTATATGTACAGAGCCTTCTGGCCCTATATCCCCGGCAACTAGCACGCCTCCACCTCTTGTGGTAATGGTCCTATTAGCAAGGCCATCGGGCGCAAAAGTTGGGGTAGTAGATGTGTTTGCACCAAGAGAGACAAAGGCTACGGTAGTTAAGTTTGAAAGCGTTACATCGGGTGTATAGTCTGCGGTAATTGCATCTACCGTTCCGCCGGCTGGGGCAACTTGAAATGTGCCCGCAGGACCAGGCTCTCCTGAGTCATTATTGATGACATCCGTGGTATAAATTAAAACATCATTAGCATCATATAGGCCAATCTTATATGTGCCATCAATCCATATATCAGCGTAACCCTGAGAATCTAAAATAACGGGATTGGAGTTTGCCACATCTTCAGTGCTATTAGTGTAGGAGACCTTAGGCGTGGTAGTACCCGCCTCATAAGTGTAGACCTTGCCACCAGATAGAGGGTCACCATTCGCGTCAAAGGCCCTAAAGCGTGGGTCAGGTAATAATTTTGCCATAGATTTTCCTCAAAAAAAGCCCCCAAAAGGAGGTCTTATTGACATTTGTTAATATTTCAATTAAGAGTCGTTATTATGCGTATTTTAATAATGTTATTAGTTTTGGTCGGGTGCGCCCAGATTCAGGAGGCCTCTTTAAAAAAAGAGCTCGACGCCATTGAGCGTGATTGCTCCAAAGTCACCCCTGATAAAAATTATTTTTACAACAAATCTTCTTGCTATAATATAGCAGCTAAGAGAGCTCACATAGAGCACGGATATAGACACCTAGACTTGGTGGACTCCAAAGCATTACACCGTTTAATGGTTGCCGAAAAAATAGATAATGGCACGTATACTGAAGCGGAGGGCGCTTATCTTCTTTCAGAAAAAAGCAGAGAAATCAGCGCTATTGAAAACAAACGCAACCATCTGGCTGCCATGTCTGCACCAAAGCCGTTTTATTCTAACCCGCCGCCCTATCAAATGCAGCTGGGCCGCCCAGACAACAGAATACAAACCAACTGTACGTCATACGCTGTGGGCAACCAATTAGAAACAAACTGCTACTAATTTACCTTATCTCTTTCACTAATCTTTATCTTTAGGGGCTTTCTTTCTACGCCCTGCGATGCGCCTATAGTGCCGGCAGTCGATGACTTATCTATAGATTTGCCTGTTGGTAGTTTTTTAGGTGTATTATTAGAGCCGCGCTCTATACGCTTAAGTAATCTTTCGGTTTTCCCCTTAGCTATCTGCTTGCCCCCCTGCCTAGCGGCAGTGCCAATAACAGGGACCGCTACATACCCAGCAGGACCGAGAGCGCTTCCACCAACGCCACTACCAACCAGAGCACCTACGCCCGTTCCTAAGCGAGATGAATCAAATCCAAATTTACCAAGAACCTTTAGCATGGCCTCACCCGTTGAGAGACTCGATGCTTCTTTGAGAAGCTTGATTTCATCAACACTAAAACCCGCTGATTTCTTCTTATCTTGTAAAACTTTTTTGAGCTCTCTTTTTAGATAATTAGCGTCGCCCTCTGACTTCTGTACAATAGACGCAATGCGGTCAAACTTTTTATACTTAGCCCACTCGCCTCGAGCTGAATTCAGCAGCTCAACAGCTCTTTTGTCCCCTTTAGCCAAATCTTTTGGAGATATATTATCGATAACATTGTCAAGCGCATCTATGGCCAGCCTAGCCTTTAATGCATCGGGATTAGCGCCATCAATCTTGGTGGTGTTTTTTGACACAGCCTGACGCAAAAGTTGACGAAATTGGTCCATCTCCTCAAGTCCAAGCTCACCAGTGGATGCCGCTTTATTTATATCTTCAAATACCGATAAAGTATCGCCATGTAATTTAGCGTTCATCTTACCAGAACTATCAAGCTTGGACTGTATTTGCGTTACAATGTTTTGTGTGGTTTCAGGTTTAAGCACAGCGCCTTGTTCGCGCATCTCTTTATATAGCTGATTAGATCGAGACTGTATGGCTTGGCCCGCGCCTTCAAGCGCATCGCCGTCTCTTGCTGCGACTCCTTTAATGACATTTCCAACACCCTTTGATGCAGATACTACCGTAGAAGCAAGAACAGGAGCAGCCCCGCCAGCCACGCTACCGAGAAGTGCACCATCTTTTGCAGACTCGATTCTTTGTCCATCTTCTCCGCTACCAAAGCCATAAGCTCCGCCGGATAAAGCACCCGTAGCACTACCTGCACTGATTTTGGTTGCGAGATTGGCTGCTTTTCCTGCCCCGCTTGCAGCGTTCGGCAATAGCCCCCTGCTAATAGTATTTCCAATCGCCTTACCGGCCTTTGTTGTTGCACCAGCAACCCCCGTACCTACGCCACCAGCAACCTGACCACCCAAATATGTCATTGGATTGGCCTCTTGAGCTGCGGCATCTCTGTTTTTATATTTCTGTCTTTCCATGTCATATATTTGAGATAGAGACATTTTAGAGTAATCGGTATCTGGGTTAAATTCAGCACCCAAAGCTCCAGCCACTCTACCGCCAGCATACAGAGCCGGCGCTGTTAATCCACCTATAATTTCATCCGCCCCACCAAAGGTAGTAGTATCAGCCATCCCAGAGACAAAAGATTCTGTCTTTCCTATATTTTCCGGTTGAGCGACTTGCTGATCAGGTGTTTCGTCCTGCCAATCATCTATTTGCTGGACAGGATCATTCGGTACTAACTGGGTTAAGTAATCAGGCTCTTCGTCCTGCCAGTCGTTAATTTCCATCTATAATCTCCACGCTACCGTCAGAATATGTAATGCGCCTTTTGCCTGTTGATGGGCTGACTTGAGTTTTAACAGTGGTTTTATCTGTACTTAATGGCACTTCGCCACCAATAGTAGAGTTAATCCCTCCAGCAGGTTGATTTAACATGCTACCATAATCAGTCTGAAAAGCCGCCTTGCGCTCTTCCAGGACCTTAGGATAAAGCTCTTTAATAATATTCAGGTTCTCTTCAAGCTGATCTCTTTGGGCGGGGTCAAGCGCGCCATTTACGGCTTGCAATAATTTGTTTTCAAAATTGGATATTGTTCCAAGCGCACCGCCAGTAGGTGAGTTATCTCTTATGTTTTGTAATTTATCAAAGCCAACATTCGCCTTAATTGTAGAAAGATAGTTCTCAAGCTTTCTTGCGTCGGTATTTGGTAAAACAGAAAGCCATGACCCATACCCAGTTGAAAAAGGTGATATAGTTGCAAGAGCCCTATCAATGTTATCCACAACCAAGTTTGATTGCTGCTCTAGGCTTATAAGCGCACTCCTGGCTTTGGAGAAGCCAGATTTCTTTTCAGCCTCAAACTCTGCGGTTTTCTTAGCAGCTGTTTGCTCGGCCTGAAATTCAGGAAGTTCACTTGCCTTCGGGTTGATCGAATATTGATCATTTACGCCGCCAGTGCGTTGATTGGGGGCAATAAATTTATCACCCAAGTTAAGATATTGTTGTGAGCGCTTGACTTTTAGAAAATCGTCTTTTTCTTCAGAGGGAAGTGCATTGTAATACTGATACTCTTGGACAGCCGACGGCATCTTAACACCGGCATCGCCAAAAGCCTGTCTGGTTTGTGCTATCCAGCCTTGGTCGAACTGTGATGGGATCTCTTGTTCACTGCCCAGACCTTCCTGTATTGCTTTTTGACGTATCGACGGCCAGTTATCAGCGGTGGCCATTCCAAGATATTGTACAGCTTTCTGCACCTTAGACTGGTCGATCTTGTTTTCAGTCATTTGCTGAGAAAGCTTAGAATTTTCTCTTTTTATTTGATCGTTCTCATTCTGACGCATGTAATCAGATAAAGACTTTTGGCGGTTATAAACTGACGTATCTAGTTGAAATACCATTAATGAACCTTTCTAAAGTCTACGCCGATAGCGTTGTAATCCACACAAAGCTTACCGTCTCTTGTATGTACGGCATCTGGTCGAGTAAGAGCCACCTCTTGCGCCATAACTCCAATATATTGCTGATCATCACCTTTGTAATTGTAGGAGTAGATGTTATGCCCGTTCTCAGTGCCTACCTGAGAGATGTTTTCTTTAAGTGTAATATCTGAGAACATTGATGCTAGAGATGCTATACCTGCAATATCACCCATTCCACCACCTCCTCTACCGTAGGAGCTTTGCCCTCCACCAAATAGGCTGGATAAACCCTGATTAAGGGCGTTACCCTGCTGTATGGCATTTGCAGCCTTTGCGTTGCCCACTTGCCCATAGATGTTGCCTTGAGCATTAGCGTTTTGTGTATTTGATTCAACGCCTGTGTTGGCAGCCCCACGCCCTTGGCTTGAAATCCCAGAAAGTCTATTATACAAACTATTTTGGTCTTGGTTAAAGCGATTATAAGTATTGCCATACTCTTGAGATGCCATGCCTGAATTAAATCGATTTGCCTCTTTAAGCGCTGCCCCAGAATAGAAATTTCCTCGCTTAGATTGAGCACGATCTATCGACTTCTGACCCTCATCAAGGCGAAACTGATAGCCAGGGTCTTGCTGGTAATCATCCATTGAGAACCTGCGAGACAATGAACCATAAGCCTGATCATTGCGCATACGTGATAGTTCAGAATCAATGGCGGCCTGATTATCAGCATTATAGGTGATGTCTTGTGCCTCCGGATCAACCGGAGAGAGGCCTAAGCGACGAGCGATTGAGTCTTGTGATGGCGCACCCAGACCCATTAGGTAGGATAACTGGCCGGATGCATCGTAGCCTGAATTTCTGTAGGGCTCTAAGTCGTCACGACTCGTGTCGTACATGTAGCGCTGCGCCTCAAGCGATTTATCTGCCGCTTGCTGCTGTGCCTTTAAAGCCTTTTTGCTTGAATTAGAGCCTGTTACAGCTCCTACTACTGATCCCATTTTTACCTCACATATTGAATATTGTGCTGCTTGAATCCATATCGCTCAAACAATCGTTGTTTTTTGTATTTTTGTGATTCGCCCTCGGAATGGACAAATAGCTTCATTTCCTTTGACTCTGCATATTCTATTGCCTTCTTTAAAAGGCTAGTGCCATGGCCTCGCGCTGATGGGGCGACCGTAAAGTGAACTGCATATAAATAAATCTCATTAGACCAATAAGAGTCAACTTCTAAGAGCGAGATCATGCCCTGGTTACCCTCAAGAACAAATATTTTGCACTGCTTAAGAAGGTTCAAAAGCTTTTTAGGCACTAGCTGTGATGTATCCACGCCAATCTCATCCCCCGCACTCACAACTAAAGGGAATAAGCCGATTATATCGGACTCATTACTTGCCTCTTTAATAGAGAGCATTTACCACCCCCGCGCTGTCCTTATAAACAAGCTTAGAGTCATCAGTTGAGTAATAAATCGTGTTATTCTCAGCTTTGGTGTTTTCCATAGAGCTAGGATTAGCTACATCTTTTGCCAACAATTGAAAGAACAAGAACCACTCCTTGCCTATACGCCCATCTGGACCAAAAAAGTTAGCGGCAAGTGGCGGAGTTCTAATCATCTTAAGTACGCCCCACATATTGATATTTTAACCGGATCAGAGCTGGTGACTCTGAATGTCATTAGGTCGGCATAGCCAAGCTTTCGCCACGACGCTCTTGCTTTGTAATTTCCCATCTTGCCAATAGATGCCAGATAGTCGCTTGACCATGTTTTCCCGCCATCATTAGACATGGAAAGCCAAACCTGTGGATCAGATCCTTGTCCTGTATTTAACCCAACTCCGTACTCGTAATCCACCTGAAGCCCATTGTAACGAATCCGCTTAGCTTCATCGTGAAGGTGTGTAAAAACACGCTGTCTTTGGATAGGTAGACCGGCATCATCCCGATAGGACAGAGACATGTAATAAATATTGCCATTGCTTTTATCGCCAACCACATGCTGATTGAAGGCAAACATATGTGTTGATGCGCGGTGAGTATTCACCAATCCACTATCAAGCGCTGCTCTTTCGTGCCATTGCTGGGTAGATACATCATATACAAGTGTAGTTTCCAAATTGCCGCCGGTAAGTACATAGAATAAGTGCCCATCCTCTTGGTACGAGTAGGCCCTTATTTGAGTCAAGTCGGTACTTTTTCCTATAGCATATTCAATCGCAAATGTGCTTATACGCTGAGGAGTGTAGCCATTAGCTCTATACACTACGCCTTGCCCGTTGATGCTCTTACCCAACCAGAACAATGTATTATCAACCTCGACAGCCGTTGCAGGAGATGCAATACCAACCTCCCCCCTAGCGCCCTCTATTCGAGCGAAAGGAAAGTCAGTTCCGCCTGAATTGTACCATATTTCAGATGTCCTATCACCAAGCAGCCAAAGAGATGTGCCGGCTGAGAAGACCCTTTTAAGTGAATCAGGTGAACTCTCTGCAGTAGCAAAGTCTAGGGCATTCCAAGCAGTACCGTCTTGAAGGTCAGATATATAAAACTTCCCTGTATCCGGCTCATTAACAATAAAGTAGCCATCCAAATACGCTAGTGTTGCAGCGCCAGGAAAATCCACATCAACAACCTTAGTAAAGGTATTGTCGGCATAGATATATATATACAGGTCAGTGCCATCACATACCGCCATTTGAGTCGTGTTTTCTTCAATATAGCAGATACTGTTTTCACTAGTTAAGCCGCCACGTAGCGTAGATATTCCATCTGCATCCAGCTCAAAGATTTGCGGCCCAGAGACGATAAAAGACCGGCCATTTGCTGAAGAAAATATTCCTCGAATAGGGCCTTCTCCAATTGTATCAATCAATGAAAGCCCGGGCGTACTAAATAAAGCCGACACCTCTTTGCCTTGGCCCGTCTCGTCCATAACCGGATAAAGATTTATTGTTCTTTGCGCATCAAATGGAAGTGAGCGTTGCTGGTAAGACGGGCCAACTAAGCCTATTTTCATATATACCAACCAGCATAAATATTGCCCACCGCCTGGCTGGGGTTCTTATATTTTATTGGGCGATTCTTGGCGATAGCAAGCTCGATAGACGCTTTTGATCTTTGTGCGACAACCGCAACCTCTGGGGAAGCCGCAAGACCATACTCAGGGGCTAGCTCTAATGCCAGGTTGTATCTTATTGCTCGCTTCCATCCCGGGGCAACCACTATATCGGTATCTAATGAAGCTATCGAGCCAACGGGCTTCTCGCTTAAGATGTGAAGCTGCCCAGAGCCACGGGGATATAGCCTAATAGTTCCGGCTGGATTAGCATTATCATACGTAATATATTGGGGAATATCTGTTGTAATATTTTTTAATGTAATTTGAGCAAATTGCTCATCAGTTAGGACTGTGAGCGGGTAATCTATGTTGCCAATTCTAAAAAAGGCGTTTTTTATGTCGATAGGACGGACTGTGTCTAATCCCTCGCCAGGCCCTATACTGTATGATTCAGATGCGGTAACAGTGAAAAACTCTCTGACCCTTGAAACGACAAGCAAGCTTGAGTTGGCCCATGATTCTAGCATCTCATTCATAGAATCAAGCGCATCTTGCGCCTCATCAGCATCCATTGCCTCGCCCTTACGGACAACCCCAATTAGTCTGCCTGTGCTCTCAATTAATTTTCGTGCTGTAGCCATGTATTCCTCAAAGAATAGAGGGCAATAAAAAAGGTCGCCGAAACGACCTGCTTACTGCCCTCCATAAAGTTTAGTTAGTTAGCAATACGACAAGACCACTCAGGACGAGTGGCAGCTAAGCCGCCCAAGAAATCAAGACGCATAATCAACTTATCAGTCAAAATATCATAGTCTCGGATAACGCGGATAGTGAAACCTTTGTAGGTCTCTTGCGCCGCCATATCTGTACCACTAGGAGTAACCAATGGCACAGATGCCATACGGAAAGCAGAGCGATGATAAGAGATGTTTTGGCGTAACTGCGCATCTGCAGCACCCACAAAAACAAGGGCCGCATTATCGGCGGGTAATGCCGATACATTCTGTAGTGAGCCAGAAGCAGCACTATAAATAGATGGGCTAATAGATGCCGTTGCCTGCCCAGAACCATTTGCCGTGGCATCAGCCGTCACTACAAATTGCTGCAGATTTTCCAGAGGCTCTTTGGTGATAGGATGGACTGCAAACACGCCGTTAATTGTGAATACCTGCCCCTTAAGCACAGTACCCGTTGTATTGGTTAGGCCATCCAAAGCCAAGGTAGATGCGCCAGTAGCAACAGAGCCATCGTTAACAGCAACGCCAGTGACATCATTACCGTTGGTAACGCTAGGCATTAGGTTATTACGAAGGAAAGTGAATCCATCAGCCGTACCCATATAACCAAGCTTATACTGTTTAGCAATCTCATCACTAGACTGGAATAGGCCCTTTCTAGCATTCACAGCTGAACGGTTCGCGCCCGGAGAAAGAAGAATAAAGCGGTCGTCATACATAGAACAACCATTTTCATCAATCTTTTGGCCGCTAGACAACACAAGATCAGTGTCATATGTGGTTGTACCATCTGCGTCGCCTACAGTGTTGTAAGTAGAGTCTACAGCTTTTTCTAAGAAAGTTTTTTCAACATGCTGAGCAATACTTGATACCGCTGGCTTAAGAACACGCTTTGCCCAACTCTTAAGGGCCATATCGGTAGCTATCTCTTGCGAGGTTAGCGCAATAGGCACCACTTTACGGACATCTAGTGTAAGGCCGACTTTTTCCTCAACCACATCTTGAATTGAGGAGGTAATGTCAGCATTATCACCCGGCACAAAACGTGCTGGCTTGTTAATGAAAATGGTATCACCTGAGTTATAGCCGTTTTTGCCATCAAAATCCGACTCATCAGCCTTATCAATTGATTTTGCAAATTGGCACTCATCTGCAAGCATGCCAGCAGCAAGCTTAGCGATGACACCTGGCGCATCTTTTAGTGTATTAATGTTATTAGTCATTGTTTAGTTTCCTTTATGGGTTAAATTTTCGCCCAATTCAGAAGCTGGTCTGTGTCCATTCTCTCTACAGACTTGCTTCCTGTACCTAAGCCTTTTGCGGCGTTTATAGGTGTGGGCGCCTTAGTTGTTGGCTTTTTGCTAGATGCAATCGCCTTGTCTTCATATCGAGCTATGAGCATTGCCGCTTTCGCTGGGGACATGTCGTTTAAGTCCTCAAGCCTGTCTTCTTTGGCGAGAGCGTAAAGAGCGTAAGCCCCTTCATCTGCCTCTAAGAAAGCATCTTTTACGTGCGGTTCTAGCGATGCAAAATCCACGTCAGCAATCACGTCGTCATAGTCAGAAAAACTATCTTTGGCCTTCGCGTAATTGGCGTCTAAGGCTTCAGCTTGTTTTTCTTGCTGCTGTCTCTTGTGTTGCGACTCTTTGTCTTGCGTGCTTCTTTTCTCAAACTCTGAAAATTTCTGCGCTACCTGCCAATCAGCAAGTGCCTCCAGATAGTCAGCCTCAGTTTTTCCCTCAAAGTCATCCCTATTGGGTTTCTCGTTAGCTGGGCCTGGATTCGATTTAGACTTTAACGCCTCAATCTCTTGCTTCATTTCGTGTAGCTCTTGCTCTCTCCGCCGCTGCATTTTCGCTAATTTTTTGTCGCGATATGTAATTGCGTTTCTGAGCTTTTTGGCCTCTGCTTCATCCGCAGATTCCTTGACCGCCTCCTCTGGCTGGCCCTCCGCACCCTCTTGGGTATCAGTGATTTCTTTTTCATTGCTTGCATCAGGCGCAGCCTGTGCCTCTACGGTTTCTACCGCAGCTTGATCGTTATCCATGATTAATCCTTGTGGGTTTGGTTAAAGTGGCGACATAGACAACATCAGAATCATGATTGATTCTTCGTCATCAATAAGCCGCATCAACAGCGCCCTCTCATTGAGTAGCGAGTTAATTTCGGATTGAAGACCAGCCTCTAATTGGTTGAGGTTTCTCAATGTTTGTTTTTCTTGTGAGCGTAATTTGCTAAGCTCCAACTCACGCTCTTGCTTACGTATAATTGCAAGTCGCTGGTTGAGCGCATCTAGGTCTTTGCGTTTGCGAGCAAGATCGGATTGCTTCCGGTGCTCTTTATCTCGGTATTTTTCATATGGATAATTAAAGCGAACATCTCTGCCCCCTCCTAACCAACCATTATCATTACCAGCAACAATTAGTGTAGGGATAGATGATATAGGTAATGCGCTTAATGCGCTAAAACCCAACACTAGCTAACGCCTATAATTGCTCCGTTTTCATCACGGACGACCTTCTTGGGTTGCGCTGATTGAGCTGATATTTCATTAAGCTGTTGAGAGATATTTCCAAGGGTGGCTATTAATGCCTGGCCCTGCTCATCACGCTGCTTTATTTCGATTAGCTTTAGCTCATTATTCTCTGCATCGCGGCGCGCACGTATAATAATATCTTCTTGCTCTTGAGTAAGCTGCCGAGCCTTTTGCTGCTCTTCTTTGCTAGCTTCAGAGGCCCTTTTTTTAAGTTTTGCCTCAAGTATCTCTACGGAATCATCCTCTTGGGGTATATACTCAATAGCCTGCTGTCTATCCTTGCCAGGTGAAAGCGTCTCAAGATACTTCAGCTTTAATTCATCGCGTTTTGTTTGAGCCTCTTCAGCTTTAATTGAGAGTTCTCCGCGCTTGACCTCAAGCTCACCTTCTTTAATCGCGTCCTCAGTCTGTTTGCTTTGCACCTCTTGTTGCATTTGCTGTAGCTGCCCTTGGAGTTGCTCGATAACTTGCGCCATCTGCATTTTTTGAGGGTCTTGATCTTTATCGTCCATTGTAAGATTAGGGGGCATGGCCTTCTTGAAACGCTCGGCAATAGCATCTGCACCTGCAACATCTAGATTTTTTGCCCATATATCACCAAACAGCATTTGAGCTTCCGGGTTTTGCCTGATTAAGTCACCCAACAACGTAGCAGCCTCTTGGCGTTTGGATGTGTAGGAAGCGCCTGTTGTCACGCGCACATCATACTCACCAACTCTTAGGTCATAGTCTTGATCTTGGCCATCATAGCGCTTGCCATTAACACCAACCAGCTCGGACTCATCCTCGGCACCAATAATTTGGATAATACGATCAGTATCGTAAATTGTAGGAATTGCGCCCACTAGTATTCTGCCAATTTGTTGTATTGAGCGATTGCGATTGTCTGCAAAATGATAGGTTGCAACGTCCGCCTCTAGCTTTTGTGCATCATATGCAACACCAGATATTGCGTTAGATTTCTGGCCTATAGAGGCATTATACATGCCTAGAGCCTCTTTAACGCTCTCCTTAGCGCCCTGCATGGCATTTATAACGCCCGTTGGTATAGGTGGTGGCGCTAGACGTTCTGGCTTGTTTAGTGGCCTTCCCTCGTTATCATACATGCGGTAGCGCATAACATTAACATCACCAGGAGAACCCCACTCGTCCATAAAGTCATCAACCGCACCAACGGGGGCTTGTACGGGGGCAATGGGGGCCATATCAAGTATTTGAGACTCCTTAGAGGCCCACTTGTTTACACGGCGCTGTGCATCCTTAGCTAGGCGGATAAGGCTTAATAAGTGACGCTTACCCTCTACCCATACCTCTTCACCCAAGAAGGGTACAATAGGAATATATTTGCCGGGGAATACCGTCTCCTCTAAAAGCTCATGACCAGAGAAAACATAGCGACATATTTTTGTCTGCTTAAGCTTGCGCGTGGTCTTGCCTTTTTCTTTTTTACCGCCCTCATCAACATAGTCCTGCATTGACCCGTCTGAGGCCATCTGCTTAGTAATTAGCTCATGCTTCTTAATGAAAACTTCAGCAATCGTTATTTCCTCTGACTCGTCATTGCTTCCGGGCTGATTGGTAAATGAAGCAAATGTCTTATCGGGATATTTTTCTTCAAAGGCGTCTTTGGTTATATTGTCTAATACAATGCCCCACTCTGCATCTGATCCATCGCACTCTACATAGCTTGGGTCTAGGTAAATGCTTTCCGGGTTCTGCACTCGGCACAAACATAGCTCCTGAAGGAATGAGTCGCTACTAATGTAATCGTGATTAATTCTAGCAAAGCCAAATCCACCACGTACAGCATATTCACCAGCCGTATCGTAGACCTCATCAGCGCGAGACTTGTACTCGATGTTGCGAATCAATCCCCTTAAAATATCAGCCGTTTCTTTTTGAGAGTCTTCGCTCGCCGGGATAACGTTAATAGACGGCGTATTCATCCGCATATCATTGACAACCTGATGTATGAACTGAGGAAGCACAGGCACGACCATAAGGCCCTCTTTACGACAAGCCTCCTCGTCTTTACCGTCCCAGTGGTCCAACCCTATTGAAAAGCGCACATCCTCCCTAAAGCAACGATAGATGTCGCCCCAGTAATCTTGAGCTCTCTTTAATAGACTGAGTGCCTCTTTAGCTTCCATTGATTATCCTATTTTGCGCTTATTATTGGCAAGCGGCTTAACTGTGTTTGATTCTGGCTCTTGAAGGCTTAGCGCCAACTGAGCAAATGCATCTGCGGCGTCGCTATTTTCATCGTGTAATGGGTCTGTTGAGTATCCATTGGTATCGAGATCAACTTTATATCTAAACTTGCCGAGACATTTCAGTCCCTCTCTGGTCTTTTCTTCATCAAAATAGCAATTAGGAAAAATTCTTCTCGCGGCTTCTATGCCAATGCTCTTTTTGGCCATTCTTGGTATAACCCTAACCGTCACGCCCGGTAGCAAATCGCGCATTGACTGCGCTATGCTCTTACCGACTAATCGTTCTTGATCTGCATCATGCGGCAGCCAAATTGTTCCGATAGGAAGGCCAGTTGACTTAATATAATCCACATAATGCTCTAATTTCTCGCCACGATTCTGATAGAAATTAGGTATTCTATACTCGCCAATATTTAGCTGAGCACCCCATATAGAAGTATGGTCACGGTGACCAAGGTCAAAGAACCAATCAACAGGCTTTCCGGGTATCGGTAGCACACGACATACACGCTTATCTTCATAAAGCTTACGGATTTCCTTAGCATATACAGCGCCATCTAATGTGCGCCTATATTGACCAAGCCACACATGAGCAAATTGATCGGGGTCACGCTCTCTATCCTTTTCGATTTCAGCTTTAATCTCATCAGATAGGTAATCATTATCAAGGTAGCTTGTTTCTACCACTACTGCGCTGGTTAATTTATTAGGGCCGCGCATAAGTTTTTCAATAGGGTCATCCCCTGAGCTTGGATTCCAGCTAAACCATAGCTCAGCACCCGGCTTACGGATAATCGTTGGTCGCAATAATTCTAAACTTCTAGCTGAGGCAGTTTGCGCCTCTTCCCACCAAGCTATATCAAAGCCCTCTAGGGATTTTATTGAATCAGCTGTATGATTCTGCATGCCTTGGAAGATGATTATACTTCCGTTTGCCTTATGCCTGATCTCTGCTTCAAGAGCATAAAATTCATTCTCAACACCAAGGGATTTAATCTTATCCTCAAGAAGAAGCTTTACTGACTGCTTAATCGATTTCTGTATTTCACGAATACACACAACACGGGTAGTATCCGCTATGCATCGCTCAATGACACACTCCGCAAAGAAGTGTGACTTCATTCCCATACGACCGCCGTGCGCGCCCTTGTACCTAACTGGTGCTAGAAGCGGGGCAAAGACTCTAGGAGTCTCTATTTGCAGGATCGACAATTATTCGTTCAATTCTGGTTATCATGGTTAGAGGGTTATCATCGTCACCCGCTATAGGCTGCACCGCTTTACCATCAACTCTATCAGCTAAAGCATTGATAGCCTGTTGATCGCCTTCTTCAGCTTTAGATAGCCACTTATCGGCAATGCGCTTTAATCTCTCAGGCTCTTGGCGTATCGCCGCCATCAAAGCATCTCTGATTAATTTATCGGGTTTGCCACCCTTTGACTTGTTCTTAGTTGCCGCCATAAAGTTTAGCTCACAACATTATGATTGTTAATAAACTTTGCACTCATTTCCATCTCCAATGCCATACGCTATTTAAAGCATCAACTGGCTATTAGTTTTATAATCTCTTCGGATGCCTAAATGTAGACAACAAAAAACCCGATCAATCTTTCGACTACCGGTCTTTGGATGTAATTCCTCACCCCCAATAATATACATTTCAAACAGTAATAGCAAGGAGTATTTAGAGGTTTTCTTTCTTTTCTTTTTCACGCAACACCCCATACGTTTCTCGTGCTGATTTGATATTGTGCTCAAGCGATTCAAATGCAGCCATGATAGGATTGACCCCCACGGCCAGTAGCAAAAGCAATTTGTTCTCACGATGCTCTTGGCAATGGGCTGCTATAATTTCTCGGTGGTGTTGCGCCATCCCTTTGTGAATAAGAACAATCATGCTTAACGGGTCTTCGGTTTCGTAATCCAAATCTTTAAGCAACCTTTCTGCCTCCTCAATTTGCGTTTCTGAGTCTATCTGTTGATAAAAACTATTCATCGGATTCATTTCAGCAGACCACACCTCATTCAATGCCCAGTATATGCGCCCAGCATGGTGTTGTGACTGAGTGATAACCTCACGATCAATGAGGACATCTAGAAATGATCCAACGAATACATCTAAGCCGCCTCTTGTCCCCCGCCTTACCTCATATCCGCCCTTGTCTTGTCGCTCGTCAGTTAGGACATGCTTTATAAAAGCCTCTACCTGATCTTGATCCGCCATAACCCTATCTCCATGAATGTGGGTAAGCTCTTATATTTGCTTCCCTGTTTTCCGACGAACAACCTGAAACACAGCCTATAGCCTCACTACCTTGGCGTCATAAGCATGCTTTTTGAGAAGCTTTATGGCCTTGTCGCAGTCGCTTTCGTTTTCATAGCCTTGGTTAGTAAACGCTATGGTTTTGTGGTTTCTCGCCTTGATAGAAAAATTCCACTCGCCGTTTATGTTTTGCTTTTTAACAATCCTCAGCTTTGGTTCGAAAAAGCTTAAGAATGCTTCAATCAATGTTTTCATTGGTTAATCCCTTTCTGCAGAATTGGTGTTTTTCTCTTGGCATAGCTCAAGCTTAATTTGTCTAATCTCTGGCCATGTACGGCTCACAGCTTGCTGTATTTGATCCATGTAATATTGATTACTCATAAATAAAAATCCATCCCTACTGTGTGTTCACTTAATGGGCGCGATATAAGATCACTATGTCTCATTGGAAACCTAACGCCAGGCCCTTCTATTTCATCCATCTTGTTAATTATTGCTGGCCATGAACTACGGCGGCTTATCTGTCCATCAGCAATAGCCTTTTCGATGCGTAGATAACGCTTACGGACCTGCCCAAAGAAGCCCTCAGTAGTATATTCGTTATAAGGTGCTCCCTGGGGCATAGCAGCAGCACATACGCCATAAATGAAATAGCTATCCCTGCCCATCATGCAGCCAATGCAATGCGGCCCATCAAGCTGCTCATGCATATCAATAACATCACCAAAGCGCACAGCGTCACACATGGTGCGGTCTATAACGGCTAGAAATAAGGTGCGCTCCGGGCTGGTCATAGCACCTCTACAATGTCTATATTGTGGCATGCCTTCAGCATGTCTTTCTATACGATTCACAATCTGATGCTCTAGCTGCGCCCATAAGTCATTAACCTTAATTAATTATTTTGCTCACCCTAATTAGCTG